TAGAGAAGGCTTTCAATGGAGAAGTTTACCCCTTCTTTTCTGATAAATATTTAGATTTAATTTATGCTAAACTATGAGTTTGCCTAACCCCCATGAAGAATGGTCTAGATTAATGGCCGAAAGAGAAGGACTAATGGAACATTGGTTATTCGAATTCGGCAAGATAATCATGGAAGATTCTCCCTACCTAGAAGAGGGATATAAATATTCTCCAGAGGATAAAGAAATAAGTGAGGAGTTTGCGGGTTTATTTGTTCACGGTGGGCATAAACCATTTTTATATTCTGAACATCAATTCCCCTTCGAAGCTTTCAGAGTTTTTTCAAAAAAAAGATATCCGATTATCTTATTTTATTCAGATGCTAGCGACCAAAGCGACGAAGCGCTTCGCTCTATAGTAGAACGCTATGCTCCAGTCGAGGTTATACCTATCCCCCAGATCAAAACCCTTTCTGATTATAGTAATTTTATGATTAAGGAGGCCTTTCAATCTATACCTGCTAAATTAGAAAAGATATTGACCTTTCAAATAGATGGGTATCTTCTGAAAACGAATTGGGAAGACTTCGTAGACAAGCACGATTTCGATTATGTGGGCGCACCTTGGCGCTATTTCGAACTAAACAAACAGCGGTTTGAGAAAGGAAACATTTGTAAGTGTCCAGAGAAATATAATATTCCGAAAGACGTCAAAATAAAAGTGGGGAATGGCGGATTCTCCTTTAGGAAGAGGAGTAAAATGATCGAAGTATCAGACTTAATTAACGACGAGGATTGTAATTGGGAATATGATGGAGGTGCCCTCCCAGAAGACACCTTCTATTCTTATTTTGGATTTGGTGCAAAGATTTTTAAGCCAACGAGTTATGAAATTGCTGATTTATTTTCCTCTGAACCCTATTCAATAAATAAAGATACGTTTGGATTTCACAGACTACCATGAGAACAATTTTAATTACAGGAATACTTGGTCAAGATGGAGCGAACATGGCCGAATACCTTCTTGAAGACCCTCACAATAAAGTTTATGGCATGATGAGAAGATGCTCTGTGCCAAATTTTATTAATACTAGAAACTTTAAAGATCATCCTCGGTTTGAATTCGTTTATGGAGACTTAACGGACGACGTAAGCATCGATGGTTTAGTTAAGAAGATTCAGCCAAACTATTTTATAAATTTTGCTGCCAATAGTTTTGTTGGATGCTCTTGGGACATGCCAGAGCAAGTTATGGATGTTAATACCCTCGGAGTTCTAAGATGTCTTGAGGCTATTCGAAAGTTCCAGCCAACTTGTAAATTTTATAGCGCAGGGAGCAGTGAGGAGTTCGGAGACGTAGACTACTCCCCTCAAGACATAACTCACCCTATCAAGCCTCGTAGTCCATATGGTGTTTCTAAGGCTGCCGCTAGACACCTAGTTAAAGTTTATAGGGAGTCGTACAACATGTACGCAGTCCACGGTATTCTTTTTAACCACGAAGGTACGAAGAGGGGGGAAGAATTTGTGACACGTAAAATTACAAAGGGGGTAGCTAAGATTAAAGAACATTTAGATACGAAGATGAGCATAGAATTTCCTCCCACTATTGAATTGGGTAATATTTATGCTAAGCGAGATTGGAGTGACAGTGAAGATTTCGTTAGAGGCGTTTGGTTAATGCTAAATCAAGACGCTCCAAAGGATTACGTTTTATCAAGTGGCGAAACTCATTCTATCAAAGAGTTCATCGTAAAAGCTTTTAAATACGCAGGGATTAGTGGATGTTGGTCAGAACAAGAAGGCCGCCCTCTTTCTACAAAATTTACCCTTAATCATTCAATGGCTCATACCCTTGTAAGTATAAATAAAGATTTTTATAGACCAGCAGAAGTTGATCTTTTACAGGGAGACTCCTCACCAATAAGAAAAGAGTTAGGGTGGAGTCCAGAAGTTTCATTTGACAGCCTAGTCAAAAAAATGGTAGAATATGACATAGGCTTGTTACGAAGTGAGACCAAGAAAAACAAATAAGTATCAAATTTTAATTAGAAAATTTCTACGCAACCCCGACTCGATCTGGTCTTCCGTTAAGTTAATCAAGAGGGAGATGGCTATAGCTAAAAAGTTATATTCTCTAGGGGACGAAACCTTTTGGAATAAAGCATCACTTTCGTTTAAACTTAATAGTCTAGCTTGGCTCTTAACCCCGAAAGGTAAAGAGTTCATCTCAATAGAAAAAAAGAAGCAGAAGCTTACTCCAGTTAAGAATGAGACTTATTCTCTTGAAGATAAAAAACTAGGAGAAGACAAAAAGATTGACCGAAAGCCCAAGAATGTATTAGAATTTTGTAGGAACAATGGCGAGAAAAAAGAGTAAAGATAAAGATAGCAAAACTAATGTCCTTCAATCCTTTTTAAATCAAAGGAAGGATGAGCATTATAATTTTGAGAATGAAATTTTCTATAAAGTTTCCACTGGTAGTCTTCTACTAGACATCCATACCGGAGGGGGTTTATGCCCCGGCCTTCACCGCTTCACGGGGATGAATGAGGGTGGTAAAACTTCAGAGTCGTTAGAAATTATGAGAAACTTTCTCAACTCTATTCCAAACGGTAGAGCAGTTTATTTTAAAGCAGAGGGAAGGTTGAGTCCAGAAATGTCTGACAGATCAGGAGTGACATTTACTACTGACGCGGAGAAATGGGAAGACGGAACCTGTTTCGTTTATGAATCAAATATCTATGAATCTGTTTTCGATTTAATGAAGCTGCTTATTAAGGACAACGAAGAAGATAAAAGGTATATGTTCCTAATTGATTCCATGGATGCTCTCATAAGAAGAGACGATTTAGTTAAGGAGCTCGACGAAGCTACCAAGGTCGCAGGTGGAGCAACGATTAGCTCTGTCTTCATGAAGAAGGTGGCCTTAGCTATGACCAAACTCGGACACATGACTATTTTGATTTCTCAGGTCAGGGAAAATATCGCCATCGATCCCTATGCTAAGAAGCCCGTAAGGCAGGTTTCAGCTTCCGGTGGAAATGCCCTACTTCACTATGCTAACTTTATCTTCGAATTTGAAGGACGCTTTCAAAAAGATTTAATTCTTGAGAAGCCCACTGAAAGACCCGATGTTAAAAAGAATAAGATTCTAGGACATTATGCTAAAGTTTCGATTAAGAAATCTCCCAACGAAAAGACCAACTTATCTATTCATTATCCGATTAAGTATGGCAGAACAAATGGAACCAGCATCTGGAAAGAGTATGAAGTTTTAGATTTGCTTTTTGAAAACGGAATGATGCTCAAGAAAGGAGCATGGATTACTGTCCATGAGGATACTCTCGAAGAGATGAAAGAAAATAATATTGAATGTCCAGATAAATTTCAAGGTAGAAATAATTTATTCATTTTCCTTGAGGAAAATCAAGACTTTACCAACTACTGGTTTGAAAAATTTAAAAATATTTTTTCAGAGGTATGAAAGTAACCCTCAAAACAATAACAGGCCACACTACGTCCAAGGTTGTAGACAAGTATCTTATCAAATGGGATAAGAAGTCTAGATCCAAGTTACAGTTTGAAGTTAAGCAATTTTTAAAACCCTACTGGTGCCATCAAATTTGCTTCGAAGAATTCCCCGTCTACGGAAGCATGATGAGAGTAGATCTTCTGAACATCACGAAGAAAATTGCCGTCGAAGTGAATGGACCGCAACACGGTTCATACGTTCACTTCTTTCACGAGACACCAGCGAACTATCTTAAGTCAATCAAAAGAGATTGGCGAAAAACAGAATGGCTAGAATTAAATGGCTTTCAGTTAGTGGAACTAGAAGAAAAAGACGTAAAGAAATTAACACCAGAATACATAGAGAAAGAGACGGGAGTAAAAATAAATTGACATGGCAGTATACGACTTAAGGACAGAGAAGCACGTTTTAGGGGGACTAATTAAACATCCGAAATGTTTTGCAGAACTAGAGAGATTCATCAACGAGAAGGACTTCTACCAAGATGTCCATGCTACTATTTTCTCAGTAATAAAACAGATCCTCAACGAAGGAAAGAAGCTAGACAAAGTAATCTTATCTCTTACGATAAAAAACACAGGCATATCTTTTAAAGATGATATTGACATACATGACTACGTAGATTCAATCAGCTTCACTCAGATAACTGAACATGCAACTATTGAAGCGGCTCAAGAGCTTATGAAGTTGCGAATTAGAAGAGAGCTATATGAGACAGCAAAAGAGGTAGCAGGCTTTGTAAAAGAAAACGGTAACAAAAATCTAGATGAAATCATAACTGGTTGCGATGCGATTTATAGCGATAGAATTTCCTCATACGAACTAGAAGGTGAACCAGAAAATATTTTTGAAGGGCTAGAAGATCTCGTAGAAGAACGAGGAAATAATCCAGAAGAAGACCATGGTTTTCTAACGCCTTACTCAGAATTTAATCGCCTTTATGGAGGATTAAGAACTGGCAATATTTATGCTATTGCTTCTCGCCCGGGCCAAGGCAAAACAACTTGGCTAGCATACACAGCACTCAAGACTAGCGAAAAACATAATGTTCCAGTATTAGTTTTAGACACTGAAATGTCCAAGGAAGAGATGCAATTCAGATTAGTTTCATCTTTATCTGGCGTATCTCCATGGCATCTAGAGACCGGAAACTGGAGGAAAAATCCAGAGATGCTAGAAGCGGTAAGAAATACTTGGAAAAATCTTAAAAAAACAGACTATTCCCACCACCACGTAGGCAATAAAAGTGTTGACGAAGTTTGTTCTATTATAAGAAGGTGGTATTTTTCTCATGCTAAACAATTTGGTAGGTGCATTATTGTTTATGATTACCTTAAGCTTACGGGAGAAAAATTAGCTAATCATTGGGCAGAACATCAAGCCCTAGGAGAAAAAGTGGACAAGTTCAAGCGTATTTCAGAGGAGTGCAATGCAGCGTTTTTAACTGCCATACAAATGAATAGAACGGGAGAAAACTTTAACCGAAACAGTGGTAGCGTTACTTATGATAGCTCAGCAATTGCACAATCAGATAGGCTACAATGGTTTGCGTCCTTCGTCGCAATATTCTGTCGAAAAACTGTAGATGAGATAGCTGAGGACGGACAAGAATTCGGATCACATAAGCTCGTACCTTTAAAAACTAGATTCCAAGGCAAAGACGCAATGGGTCATCATGATTTAGTCAGAAGAGTCATGGCTGATGGGAGTGAAAGGTGGGTGAATAATTATTTAAATTTCAATGTAGAGAATTTTCAAGTAACAGAAAGAGGCTCTCTATTTGACGTAGAGAATAGACATAACGAACAATTCAATCTTGATGATAATAGAGAGGGAGAAGTAGCTGGCCTTTTATAGATGGAAGACATAAGAGACATTCTAACAGAGCTTGGGTATAACTTGAGAGATTATGGCAAGGAGTACAGAGCAAGACCTTTATACAGGGAATCAGATAACGATACAATTCTTACTATAGAAAAGTCTACTGGAAAATGGTATGATTTCAAAGAAAGCAGAGGCGGGTCTCTTGAAGACTTAGTTAGGCTGACTCTAAAACTAGACACCAAAGAGAAGGCTAAAGAATGGGTTTCAAAAAAACAAACTTCCCCCAGTGCCGAAGTTAAAGAATCAAAACCTTTTTTAAAGTCACAAAGAATTTTACCGAAAGAGACTCTAGATAACCTAGTCTCTATACATGATTACTGGATTGAAAGAGGAATCTCTGCAAAAACCCTAGAAATTTTTCAGGGTGGGGTTATGACCGCTGGGCGCATGAAGAATCGCTATACCTTTCCTATATTCAATTCAAGGAAAGAGCTTGTGGGACTCTCTGGCAGAGACCTCGTCAATAAATCCAGTTCTGAATTCACTAGACCCAAGTGGAAACACCTCGGAG